GTTCAAATCGCGCGTTCGACTGGCGGGACTACTCCGGGCGGGGCGATCACGGCGGAACCGTTAGCGGGCTCGGGCGTGGCGAGTTTCGCCGCGTATACGAGTTGGTCGGCGCAGCCGACGCTGGCCGGCGTCAAACATCGCCTTGTGGTTAACGCGAACGGCGGCAAGGATCGATATAACCCAGCGCCCGGGTTAGAAATTGAAGTTCCGGCCGGCGGGCAAGTGAGCTTGCGGTCGGCGAGCGGAACCTCGACGGTTTGCCTCAATAGCATCATCGTTGACGAAATCGGCTAATGGGTCGTCGGGCCGGGGTTTCCGGGCGCGGTTCATACCGCTCCGGATACAAGCGCGGCGTTAATCCGTCCGCGCTGTCGATCGTAACCGGGACGGTCGCACGCACGCTCGCGAATCTAACGCTTGCGAGCGCGGATACTCCGCCGATAACGGGGACGCTTAACCGCACGCTCGCGCCTCTGATGGTTGAGATAAACGATGTTTCGCTGTTCCTTTTGCCGTCGCAACAAGAGGAACAGAATACTTACGACAACGTTTTAAATTGGATTTGGACCCCGACCGACAAGCTAACGAATTTCCAATTTCCGGCGCCGGCGTCCGTTTCGATTTTCGATATCCACGGCGACACTGAGGGCGACGAGCTTTGGAATCATTACCAGCAATGGAAACGGACCGGGCTCCAAGTGCATTTCGATTGGGCCACGATTTGGCGCAATTATTTCGTCGACAATTATTGGGCCGCGATGACAACGACCGGCGACGGGGCGGGGCATCGCGACGGCGTCGATTTCCTTTTCGATCACTTGTACGGGTGGGGGTTGTGCTTGTGGGGGATGGAACGCGGCGATACGGCGGCGCTTGCCGCGGCGGAAGTTATCGCAACCAAGGTCGAGGAACTAATCGCGCCGATGGTTCCGGGCGTCGAAAATATGTGTTCCGATGGGCCGCGGCGTGACGCTCGCAAATTGCTTTTCTCGTGTTACTTCGCGGCGGCTAATCCGATTGCGCGTTGGGTCAACATGCGTAACAAGCTCATCGACTTATGGGTACAGTCGACCGGCTATGAAGATACGACGAACTTTACGACGTTTTCGCCCGCGATTAGTGGTGGCAACTATTACGCCGGCCGTTCGCATGGGATAGCGGCGGGGATCATTACCGGCGCCGAATACGACTCGGGAATAAGGGCGTTTTCGTCGGCTCAAAATTCAATCGTTGTCGAGGGGCTATGGCTTGCGTACAAGCAAACCGGCCGCGCCGACGTGCGCGCGCGAATCGTCGAAATTGCGAAATGGATGTTGTATTACGGGCACGACCCGCTACACGTAAACGCGATGATCGGGACGTATGTTGGGCATTTTAACGGCGCCCGCTGGCACAAGGTAGGCGGTACCCATACAGACCCGAACACGGCGCCGGCGGATTGCTCGCACGATACGGCGCAAGTTAATACGCTTATCTACGGTTATAAGTTAACCAGCAACGTTGGAATGTTAACCGCTGCGCATGACTTTCTTAGGCAGGGAACACAGTACGCGAGCATTCAAACAAATTCGCCGAAAGCGGTTCCCGATAATCAAGTGCATCATTACTTAGATACGGTCCGGCAATCTTCCGACCCGAAATACTTTTATTACGGTCACGGTGAAGTAGTTAACGCCTCGTGCGTATTTGAGAATAGCGGCGTTCCGGTCGTCGAAAATCCGTGGCCGTATGATGTTCCGAGCTTCGCGGGTGAGGTCGTCGCTATTGCCGGCGATGTTAGTTCGCGGCCGACGAACGTGTGGGCCGATGTGCGACCGACCGAGGTTGGCGGGCCGGGGAATGCGAGCCTAATGTTAATCGGCGGCGATTCGGCTATGCAGTACATAGCCTCGTATTCGCGCGGTGGCGCTGTCGTACAAGTTGGCGGCGGCGGGCATCATGGAACCGTTAACTTTGGCGGCGCGGTATTCGATTTAGAGGATGGGCGTTGGAAACGGGTTTGGACTGGCGGAACGACGGTCGGCAATGTCGACCTACGAAGCGGAACGCGGATTCACAATTGCTTGAATCACGAGGATGACTTAGTCGATAAATACAGTGACGCGGGCGGACATGGCAATTTTTGCGCTGAGCCGTCGCACTGGACGCCGACTGCAACCGAGCGCAATAACTGCCCGGTAACTGCGGACCCACGAGATCAAACTTGGGAAATCACGCGGGTCGAACCGACGGCTGCCACTTCGCCGCCGCCGCATTCGTGGCCGTTCCCGGGAGAGTGGGCCGGATTGCAACAAGGATTGACCGGCAAGAGCTACGGCGGGTTCGTCGGGAACAGTGAACGATTCCAACCGACGCCCGGAATGCCGATGCCGGCGCCGTCGCATTGTTGGGATATGTATTACGAGGTAACGCCGGCGAACGGCGGCGGGCCTAAAGGTTCGATTGCGGCGTGCCGTCATACCGCTATGGGCCACGCTAATTCTATCCAAATGGCGTGGAATTGGAGATTTGATTTAGACGCCGGAACGTGGCACGAGTTTTCGACGAACGCTAGTACGGGCTCGACAACTGCGCCTCCCGGCGGCGATCCGTGGACATTAAACGGCGTAACCGCCGCATGTTTGGACCCTATCAGGCAAAGAATGTATTTGCTTAATCAGCACAACGAAACGGGCAGTCGAATTAACTATATGAATTTGTCCGATCGGACGTGGCGCAATATGTCGATCGGCTCGGGGACGACGACTACGGGGCGGACCGAATCGATAGCGTGCGACCCGGACCGCCGTTTGTTAATCATCGGATGCCAAAGCGGCTTTCCTATCCGGGCGTTTGATTTGTCGACGGTTGTAACCGAACCGATACCGGCGGGCGGAACCGGCGGGTTTCGTTCGTTGCCGATCACGGCGGCACCCGGGTTTACTGTGCCGGCCGGTTACTACAATTGGCCGTGGGTGTACTACCCGCCGAACGGGAAACTGTATCGAAGCAACGCGAGTCCGCCTGTGAAACCGACGCAGGGTCAACCAATGGGGACTTTTGATACGTTGCAGCGTTTAACGCCGCCGCCGTTGATCGCCAACCCGCCGTTAAATTATTATTTCACGCAACCTTGGACATACGACGAGATAACACTTAGTGCGCCGATGGCGCGGCCGAGTTGGTTTTACCTCTATTCGAGCGTTTCGGCGAAAGCATTCTTTTACGTACCGGTTTTGGAATGCATGATTTGGGTACCGCTCGACGCGCCCTCGGGCGAACCGGTAACGCGCAACCCCGTTTATCTGATTAAGCCGTACTGATGCTGCAAACCGCCGTTAATGGTTTTCAGTGGCAAGTTAACAATTTCTCGGACTTGTACCCGGGCAATGCGGCGGCTACTACTTTGACCGCTGATGCCTCGGCACATACGAAAGGGGCCGATACCGCGGTACTAACCGGAATCGCGGAAGATTGTTACGGGTTCCATATCATGCTTTCGGCTGGAGCAACTGACGTAACGATCCGCCGGCAAATGACCGACTTACTAATCGACCCCGCGGCGGGTGTGGGTAATGCGGGTTCCTCGTGGACGCCGGTGATCAACAATCTTTATACGAACAGTCCGTCGACCGGTAGTGGCTGCATCGGGCATAACTTTTTTTTCCCGGTATTCCTAAAAGCTGGAACGGCGATCGGCGCGCGAATACAAGACGTCGTCGGTGCGGCGACATCGCTTTTTTCGATTCGGATTTTTGGTAAGCCGACGCACCCCGAGTTGCTAAAGGTCGGAACCAAAGTACAGACAATCGGCGCAACGGCGGCAAGTACAACCGGAGTAGCAGTAACGCCCGGAAACGGGGCGGTCGGCAGTTATTCCGCGTCCTTGGGAACGCTGACGGACCCTGCTTGGTGGTGGCAACTTGGTATCGGCTCGGCTGATACGACTATGAGTACCCGCCAATATTGGTTTGACATTGCGCATGATGCGACTTCGAAATATCTTTGCTTGCAACAAATGATTTATCAAGTTCCGGCGGTGAGCGGTTTAGAGGCGTCCGGCAAAGAGGCGTTTGGAGTTCGCCCGCCAATTCAGTACGCGGCCGCGGGGCAGGATGTATACGTTAGGGGTTCGGCAACCGGAGCGCCGGATTCGAGTATGACGGCAGTTGTTTACGCGGTTAGTTAAATGGCATACGCAATAACCGAATTTCTCATCGGGACGGGGTCCGGTTCCGGCGTAACGACTTGGGACGCGCCGGCGTTTACGTCGGTCGCGGGTCAAACGCTCGTGGCCTATGTTAGATGGGAAAGCGGACCGACGAATATTGCTTCGCTAACAGATATTGGCGAGGGCGGGCCGAATAATTCGCCGTGGACGTTACGAGTAACACAAGACCTGAGCGTAAGACGCTGGCGCGTCTACACGCTCAATCAAACCGGGGCGGGCGCCTCGCAAATCCGCGCGACGTGGAGTTCAAACGTTAATTTTCCGTTGGTGGCAATTGTCGCGATTAGCGGATTAACCGTAGCGCCGTTTGATACCTCTTCAGTAAACGCGCAGGGAATACCGACAACGGCAGTTGATGCGGTAACGAGCAACGCGACGCCGGCGCTCGCGGCGCAGCCTGCTTGTTTGCTCGGGTTTTCTTGGAATTACGTTACCGCGAACAACGTTCCAAACTCCGGAACCGGGTTTAATAACATCGGAACCGATACGGCGCGTTTTCGTGCAGAAGATCGCCGGCTGACTGCAACCGATGGGATGCCGGCGACCTTTACGGCGCTGAATGGTGGCGATGGACACGCGACTATCGCGCTTGTTTTTACTGAGGCCGGCGCCTCGCCCGGGCGCAAAGGCTTAACGCTCCTCGGTTGCGGTTAACTATTTTGGAGAAACGATGGCCGACAATTTTGTAGCTAACGCCGGTAGTGGCGGCTCGACTTTTGCGTCGGACGATGTCGGGGGCATTCAATATCCGCGAGTGAAGATCAGTCACGGCGGTAACGGCGTCGCGGCCGATCATGCTGTCGGCGTCAAGCGGATATCGACGGCGTCAACGAATGCAGTAAACGTAAAGGCAACGGCCGGGGTTGTTTATTCAATCGTCGCGCTTAACCTAAACGCCGCAGTTCGTTTTTTAAAACTCTACGCCTCGGGGAGTACGCCGGTCGTCGGGACGGATACACCGGCGATTACGCTACCAATACCGGCGAGTACAACCGGCGCCGGACTGGTTATTGCGTTCAATGCCGGCATCGAGTTCGCAAACGGTATTGGGTTCGCCTTTACGACTGGCGCGGCGGACTCTGATACGGGCGCGGTCGCCGCTAATGAGATTTTCTTGCATCTTGGTTACGTCTAAACAGAAATGTCGGTAACGGCGTTTATAGATCAGTCGCGCACGTTCGATACAACCGAATGGGACCTCGCCACTAACACCGCTGGACCCGACGGAACGACCGACGACGGCGTTTATCAGGCTTACGTTACTACCGGCAATATGGCCGGGACGAACGAGCTACAGATAAGTTGTTACGAAAAGGCGCGCGCTGCCGATACACAACGTTTATTGTTTCAACAAAATCTAGTCGGACCGCAAATAGGGCTTTGGACGCATTCGCCCTTGCTGCTGACCGCCGGGTGGTCGTTCACGGCTAAAGCCGTCGTCGGTTCGTTTGCTTGCGGATGGTCGATCCGGCAGTTAGCGGTTGGGAGCGAACTTTATTCGGGGACTTCGGCGATTGGGTCTGCGGAATGGTCTCTATCGACCGACTCGGCGGGTCCCGACGTTGATACGACGGCCGGTTCGTATCAATTATTTTTAGACCTTTTCGATATGGTAAGCGCCGACGAGCTGCAAATAACGATGTACGAAAAGGGGCATTCGGCCGGGTCGCAAGCGATCTCTTATCGTGTTCCCTTGCTCGGCAAGCGGCCGTTCCCCATGTGGGCGTCGCCGGCATTTATGCTGATGCACGGTTGGGACTTCGCGCTAAAGGCGATTAGCGGAACGATCACGGTTCCTTGGTCGATAAGAAAAGCGGCGTAAGGCTATGAGTTGGCTTTATTCGCCGTTGTTACTGGCGGGCGGCGAGCCGCCGGTAACTGGCACCCTTGCGAAAACGTTAGCCGACGTTACGGTTACTTCGGTCGGGACGGTTGCTGTCGCCGGTACTTTAGCGAAAACGCTTGCTGGCGTTAGCACTGTTTCGGGTGGTTTTGTCGGTACTGCGGAAGGCGCCGACCCGGCGCCGATACCGTCAATTGGGCTAGTTCTTTTTGACGTTCCGACCCGGACCGCGACGCTAGTCAAGACGCTCGCTGGCATCGGGTTAAATGCGGTCGGCCTAGTTATCGAACCGGGGAATATGGTCGACGCGCCGGCGCCGCTACCGTCGCTCGGGCTCGTACTTTATTACGACGCGGCCCGAACCGGAACGGTAAACGTAACGCTCGAAGCGGTCGCGCTCGATAGCGACGCGAATACGATCGGCGGCGAACCGGCGCCAAATGACCTTTGGGAGCAACCAGAACCGGGGGCGGTTAGCTTCGACTGGATTGCGGATGTAACTTGGTGGTCGTACGTTTCTCAAACGGATGAAGTCGGCGGGCTCGTCGGCGGGGTTGATCGAGTCCTAGAAGCTTTGACGTTTGCCGCGGCTGGTACTGTTGAGAGTGCCGGCGTACTCGTGCCGGCGCTTGAAGATTTAACCCTAGACGCATTCGGTAGCGAAGGCGTTAACGGGGACCTCGCGAAAACGCTCGCCGATGTAACCGTACTCGGGGCTGGCGACGTATCGAGTAACACGGTCGCGACGATGTTTACGACGCTGGCCGACGTTACGATAGCGAGCGCGGGTAACGTTCACGTTGCCGGAATTCTGATAACGCCGGCGCTCGGCTCGCTTGGCGTCATTGCTACAGGTACGGTAAGCGGTGGAAACTTTATCGGTACCCTAACTCGTACCTTGGCGCCAGTCACGCTGTCAAGCTCGGGGTTTGGGCCAATCGACGGCGTTGCGTTGATTCCGCTAGAAGATATTTCGCACGCTTTTACAGGGTCGGTCCTGTCCGGGTTTGTGGCGTCGTTGAATGCGTTCCTAGAGGATGTAACGATGACGGCCGAGGGCACGTCAATAACAATCGAGTTAGGTGTCCGGCGGCGCTACACGACACGCGGCCGCGAGTCGACGCGCGTTGTTAAGACAGACGTTCGAGCGGCCGAAGTTGAACTAGAGGGAGAAACCGTAGAATGAGAACGGAGTTTATTTGCGGCGACTCTATCGACGAGGAGGTCGAAACCTTTGATTCGGCAGGTAACGAATATTCGGGCGCCGACGGATGGTCGGCAACGTTCCGGTTCGTCCCGCGAACTGCCGGCGTTGGTCAAATCTTTGACATCGCCTGCAATTGGACCGGCGACGCCTTCCGTTACCAAGTCGCCGCCAGTACTTCTGCGGTCTGGATTCCCGCCGAATACTCGTGGTCGTTGATCGTTGCCAAACCCGGGTTACGGGTGACGCTCGAAACCGGTAGCGCAACCGTTCGGCCCGATCCGGAAAACGTCGCGAGTTACGACGCGCGGTCGGCGGCGCAACGCGGGCTCGATGATGCCAAGGCCGCGTTAACCGTGTTCAATACGAGCGGCGGGCGGGTACGTAGTTATTCGATCGCCGGCCGCGCGATGGAGTTTGAAAGCGGCACCGAAATAACGTCGGTTATCGATAGCCTGCAAATCGAAGTGAATCGTGAGAAGCGGCGCGATGCAATCTCGCGCGGGCTCGGCGATCCTAATCGTATTTTGGTGAGGTTTTGACAATGCTAGATCGTTTGCGAGTACGGATGGCGCGCGCGCTTGTGCGTGGCGTCCGCGGTGCGCGCAGTTATAGCGGCGCGCTCGGCGGGCGGCTTACGTCGTCGTGGCGCTCGCCGATATCGACCGCCGATGCGGAGTTACACGAGTCGCTACAAAAGTTGCGCGATCGTTCGCGCGAGCTTGTCCGTAACAGCGGGTATGCGAAACGGGCTAAATCGATCGTCGTTAACAACGTGGTCGGGGCCGGGATCGGAATGCAGGGGCAAGTAAGGCCGATGTTCCGCGAGCCGTTAGAGGTCCGGACTAACGACGCGATCGAATCCGCTTGGGACGAGTGGACGCGCGCCGAGAATTGCCACACGGGCGGGCGGCTTGATTTCGCCGATATGGAACGGGTTTTAATGGGCGAGGTATTCGAGGCCGGCGAGGTAATCGTCCGGATGCATCACGCGCCGTTCGGCGATTCAAAAATACCGCTTGGGCTAGAGGTTATCGAATCGGAACGGATCGCCGACAATTGGGTACTTCCGCCCGGAGTCGCGCCGACGCGCTACCGGCTCGGGGTTGAGGTCGATCAGTTTGCGCGACCGGTGGCGTACTGGATCAACACCCGGCATCCGGGCGACGTGCGGGCATTTCTAGGCGCGCAAGTGGCCGAGCAACTTGTGCGGGTCCCGGCCGATCAAATAATCCATTTGGCAATAATTGACCGTTGGCCGCAGAGTCGGGGCGTTCCTTGGTTGCATGCGGCAATGCGGCGGATGAACGACTTAGACGGCTACGCCGAGGCTGAGATTGTCGCGGCGCGCGGCGCGGCGGCGTATATGGCGGTGATTAAATCGGCCGCTGCGGATAACCCGCTGGCGCCGGAACAGGAACCCGCCGGCGAACAGCAATTCGGGCTCGAACCCGGGCTAGTGCAACGGCTCGAACCCGGTGACGAAATGTTGTTCAACAATCCGAATCGGCCTAACCCGAATTTCGATCCGTTCCTGCGTGCGATCCTGCGCGAGATTGCATCGGGCATCGGGGTTAGTTACGAAAGCCTGAGTCGCGACTATTCGCAAAGCAACTACTCGTCGAGCCGCCTCGCCTTGCTTGACGATCGCGACCTGTGGCGCACGTTGCAACAATGGTTTATCCGTTCGTTCCGGGCGCGTCTGCATCGCGCTTGGATTGAGGCCGCTGTCCTGTCGCGCGCAATCCCGACGGTATCGATCGAAGCGTACGCGGCGCGGCCCGAGAAATACACCGAGGCGAAATTCAAACCGCGCGGCGTGGGCGGGTGGGTCGATCCCGAAAAAGAGGTCCGCGCCTATAAGGAAGCGATCAAGGCCGGCTTTACGACGGTGGCCGATGTGATATCCGCGACCGGCTCTGGCATGGACATTGAGGACGTACTCAGCGGGCGCGAACAAGAGCTTGAAGATATGAAAGATCGCGGGCTAGTGTTTGATACCGACCCGGCCGTATATGCCGCGCCTAAACCGGCGCCGGCACCGAAAGCGGAACCGGCCGAGGAACCGAAGAAAGAGGAACCGGCCGAACGGGTCGCAACTTTGAGAAAGGTTAACTAAATGGAACGTGCAAACGTACAGACTCGAACGCTATCGTTCGAGCTTGACGAGCTTGCTGTTCGGGCGGCGTCGAACGATGATCGAATCCCAGTCGTTATCTCGTCGGATTCGCTCGTCGAAATGCCGGACGGTCCCGAGATACTTGTTCACTCTGTCGAGGCGGTTGACCTGTCGCGGGCACCGTTGCCGATCATCGCGTCGCACAAGGGCGGGCAAATCAACGTCGGCATTATCGACAACATTTCAATCGGCGGTGGAATGATGCGCGGCGAGGCGCGGTTCGGCGAACGGACCGAGGCGCGCGAGTATCGAACCGACGTAGTTAACAAAATCATCCGTTCGGTATCTGTGGGTTATCGACGGGTTAGGGGAAAGATTCGCGCGGCGGATAACGTACTCGTTACGTCGCGCTGGATCCCGATGCACGCTGCAATGATTGCGGAACCGGGGGATATGCGAGCCGGGTTTTTCCGAGAATTAGATTCGCTTCCGGCCTTGGTAATCGAGGAAGCTCAACCCGCGGCACCCGCCGCACCTAGTAAGGAGTTATCCAACATGGATGACGGAAAAGCCGCCGCGGGCGCAATCGCGGAAGTTCAAGTAATCGACAACGGGGCGCAAGAACGGCTTCGCATTAAAACGCTGCACGCTTTAGGCCGGGTTCACAAGATCGACGGCGACGCAGTCGAGGGGTGGGTCGATAATGGTACGACCGCTGAAGAGGGCGCGACCAAGGTTCTAGAAATAATCGCGGAGCGCGCTAAGAAAGGCGAGAAAACATCGCCGGCGGCGATCGGTCTATCGCCGGCCGAGGCGCGTCGATTTTCGATAACAAGAGCGATTAACGCGGTCATTAGCAAAGACTGGACAAAAGCCGAGTTCGAGGCTGAGGCATCGCGCGCGGTCGGGCAACGCTTGGGCCGTATGTCGACCGAACATACGTTTTATGTTCCGCTCGAAGTGCAACAACGCGACTTGATCGTCGCAACCGCGACAATGGGCGGCAATTTGGTAGCGACCGAATTGCAATCGTTTATCGATATCCTGCGCAATCGTTCGGTAGTTATGACGATGGGCGCATTTTCGATGCCGGGGTTAGTGGGTAACGTTGCAATCCCGCGGCAGACTGCGCCGGGGACCGCGTACTGGTTGGCTACGGAAGCGACCGCAATTACTGAATCGCAACCCGTCATCGGTCAGTTAACTCTTTCGCCGAAAAACGTTGGCGGATATACGGAAATCAGCCGGCAATTGCTTTTGCAATCGACGCCGTCGGCCGAGTTCCTTGTTAACTCTGACCTTGCGAAAGTCATCGGCTTGGCAGTTGACGCCGCGGCAATTGCGGGACCGGGAACAGCGGGACAACCGACCGGGATTCTTAATACGTCCGGCATCGGAACCGCGGCGCCGGGTACGGGAACAAACCTGTCGTATGCCGATATGATCCGTTTCCAAACGACCGTTGCGGCGTCTAATGCGTTTATGCCCGGATTCGGTTACGTTACGACTCCGACTGTTGCCGGTTTCCTGATGGGCAAACCGCGCTTTACGAACAGCGATACGCCGATATGGGGCGGCAACATTCTCGACGGGCAAGTCGTCGGCGCGCGCGCAATGACCTCTAACCAAATCGGTTCGGGGACAATGCTCGCGGGTGACTTCTCGCAAGTCGTTATTGCACAGTGGGGCGTTCTGGAAATCGAAACAAATCCCTACGCGAATTTCCCGGCCGGCATCGTCGGCGTTCGCGCGTTCTACACGGTCGACGTTGGCGTTCGCTACGCCGCGGCGTTCGCGCTCGGAACGGGTTTCGTCGGTCCGTAATGCCTTTGACGACTAAAGACGTTGGCTTGACGGCTCGCGGCGCGGTTGAGAAACCCGCCGCGGCTGAAACTCCGCCGGCGGGGAAGGCCGCGCCGAAAACGGTCGACGCGCTTGTCGTACGCGGTTTTTATATCAAGGGAGTAGTCCAACCCGAAAATAGCGTAATTCGGGCGATGCCTTGGGCCGAATACTGCGAGTGGCGGAACTCTAACTACGTTGTCGAGGCGCCGCCCGAAAAGGCGGCTAAAGGAAAGTAGATGGCGAGAAAAACGTTACGAATTCCAAAGCCGCAACCAAAGCAGCCGGAGCCGCCGTCCGAGGAGGAATTAAACGCGACGGTAGAGGCCGAGTTAAGCGAGCATCAAACAGCATTCAAGGAACATATCCAGCAACAAAAGGAGGGCTAATTGGTTTGGCGTGCGGATGGTCCGCAAGGTAGGGAGTCGTTAAAGGTTCGGCTCGACGTTGTTCCGTACATGCGGGGCCGGGTTCTGGACCTCGGTTGCGGCGATACGAAAGTATTT